AGTTAGATACAATTACTGTATCAATAAGTGTGTCTGCATTAATTGTCATATTATTACCACCAAGCAATACTGAATTAGTATTACCACTATATAATGTATTATTATGACCACCAATAACAACAGCACCATTAGAATTGACAATATTTTGACCCATTGCTATTGAAAGACACCCATATGCTTGACCACCAGCCATTGCGACTGAACATTCGCCATATGTAATACCATGACTCATTGCCACTGAAAGACAACCACATGCACTACTACCGGCCATTGCCACTGAATTTCTAGCATATGTACCACCATAAGCCATTGCTACTGAATTATTACCGAATGTAGTACCACCAGCCATTGCTACAGAATAATCACAATAACTAATACCGCTAGCCATTGCTACTGAATAACAACCAAATGCATTACCATAAGCCATCGCTATTGAATATCCAGTATATGCGTTACCACCAGCCATTGCTACTGAATAATCACCACGTGCATTACCATAAGCCATTGCTATTGAACTATTTGCACCACTATATGTAATACCACCAGCCATTGCAACTGAATTACAACCACAAACTTCACTATCATAACCAATTGCTATTGAATTAGTTGCACCACTATATGCAATTCCACCAGCCATTGCAACTGAATTACAACCACAAGTTACACCGCCAGCCATTGCTACCGAACTATAACCATATGTGATACCATTAGTCATTGCTACTGTACCACAACCACATGCACTACCACCAGCCATTGCTACTGAATATGTTGTACCACTATATGTAGTACTACCAGCCATTGCTACTGAACCATAACCACAAGTAGTACCATAAGCCATTGCCACCGAATTTTCAGCACACGCTACACCATAAACCATTGCTATTGAATTACCAGAGTATGTAGTACCATAAGCCATTGCCACTGAACCACAACCATATGCATTTCCATTAGCCATCGCTACTGAATTAACACCTAATGCAGTACCAGCAATTGCAACTGAATTTGTTGCACCACTATAAGTAGTACCCCCTGCCATTGCTATTGAACTGCAACCACAAGCAATACCACTAGCCATTGCCACTGAATGACAGCCACTAGCACAACTACCATTATTAATTTGTAATGAGTCTAAATTATAATCATACATTAAACCAGTGTTTCCAGTTAATACTCCATTTTTATTAAATATTACTTGTGTATTAGTACTTGCCGTACTACCAGTAGCACTAGTTAAACAAACTTGTTTGGTTGTACTATCCCATCCTAATAAATTACCGCTACCACTAGGTGTACAATATATAGCTAAGTTAGATACAATTACTGTATCAATAAGTGTGTCATCATTAATTACCATATTATTACCACCAAGTAATACTGAATTAGTATTACCGCTACATAATGTATTATTTTGTCCACCAATAACGACACCAGATATAGAACTAACTATGTTTCCACTACCTATTGCTACTGAATTATAACCAAAAGCAAAACCATTAGTCATAGCTATTGTATTATCATTATAAGTAAAACCACCAGCCATTGCAACTGAATAACTTGCTCCACTATATGTAGTACCTGCCATTGCTATTGAATTACAACCACAAGCAAGACCACCTGCCATTGCTATTGAATTACAACCACAAGCAAAACCACCAGCCATAGCTACTGAGTTTCCAGAATAAGTATAACCACCAGCCATAGCTACTGAACTACAACCACAAGCATTACCACCAGCCATAGCTACTGAATTACAACCATCTGCTTCACCACCACTCATTGCTACTGAACAACTACCACAAGCAGTGGCAAAAGCCATTGCTACTGAACTACAACCAAAAGTCGTAGCACCTGCCATTGCTACTGAACCACAAGCACAAGTACCACCACCAGCCAGTGCTACAGAATATGTTGCACCACTATACGTAGTACCTGCCATTGCAACTGAATCATCAGAATTTGTAAAACCACCCGCCATTGCTACTGAATTAATACCAGAGCATGCATAAGCATTAGCCATTGCTACTGAATATGTTGCTCCACTACATATTAAACCACCAGCCATTGCTACTGAACAACAACCACGTGCATGACCACCAGCCATCGCTACTGAATGACAACCACTAGCACAAGTTCCATAATTAATTTGTAATGAATCTCTAATATAATTATATGTTAAATTAGTATTACCACTTAATGTATTGTTTTTATTAAATATTACTTGTGTATTAGTACCTGCAGTACCGCCACTAGCACAAGTTAAATATACTTGTTTAGTTGTGCTATTCCAACCCAATAAATTACCACTACCAGAAGGTGTGCAATATATGGCTAAATTAGATACAATTACTGTATTACAATGTGTATTTGCATTAATTGTCATGCCAGAACCACCAAATAATACCGAATTAGTATTACCACTACATAAAGTATTATTATGACCACCAATAACAACAGCACCATTAGAATTGGCGTTATTATGTAAACCCATTGCTATTGAATTACATCCAAATGTTGTACCACTTGCCATAGCTACCGAATTTATACCACAAGCAAGACCACCAGCCATAGCAACTGAATTACAACCAATGGCAATACTTGTACCAGCCATAGCTACCGAATTTATACCACAAGCTGTACTACCAGCCATTGCTACTGAATATGTACCACGTGTAGTACCACCAGCCATTGCTACTGAATCTGCACCACATGCAGTACTAACTGCCATTGCTACTGAATATGTACCACAGGCTATACCACTAGCCATAGCTGTTGATGATACACCATATGCTGTACCACCACCCATAGCTACTGAACATGCACCACGTGCTGTTCCTCCACCCATAGCTATCGAACCACAACCTAATACACAACTATTGTTATTTATTTGTAGTGCATCTATATTATAACAATACATTAAATTAGTATTACCACTTAATGTATTATTTTTATTAAAAATTAATTGAGTATTGGAGCCCGCAGTAGTACAAGAATTTTTAATTACCAAATTACCATCAGTAACACCTGCATAATACCAATATTCAGTGTTAAGAATATTTACTGTTAATCCACTATATCTTTGTGATTGAGGAATAGCAGCATTAACTGCAGCAACATTCACATATGGAGAATTTGAAGAATTTAAATACCTCGAATCAATTGGATTTCCAACATTGACTTTTAAATTATCGTTTAATTGTATTGCCATTTTTATATTTTTTTATTTATTAACTTATTGACATTGCTGATACTACACATGTTTGTTTATTACTAATATAAACTTTATAACTTTGTCCTGACCAACATAATGTTGTAACACTTATTGTATCTGGTGATGGAAATAAATTACATGCCGGACTAACACCACCACCAATTGAACCATTATTAAGTGCTGTAATACACCAACATGTTTTATTTGTATTTACTGCTGGATATGCAAACCATAAATAATCATTAGAACTACTATTAAAATTAATACTAATTGCACTTGATGAGCTTGCAATAATTTTAGTACCACCAGAAACCATTGAATTTGTTGCTATTGGACGATTTGCACCTGCTGGACCGGGACATGTACATTTACCATAAAAATATGGATATATACCTGTTAATGTAGCCGTTTGTGTATTTGTATTATTTGAAGAAAGTGGTGTTAAATAATTACCACCCTTACTATTTTTTGGTTGAACTCCTGCATCATAAAATACACATGAACCCCATGTTGCAGTACCTGCAGAAATTATATAATTTGTTGCACATTTTATTACACTTGTTGAAGTACAAGCATAATTGTTTATAACTTGTGCACCAGTAAAACAATAACTATTGGCATTACCACTTCTTTTATTACACGTAGCTGTATATTGTGGAGAAATACAACCTTGATTAAATGCAGTTGTAATACATAATGTTGATATATTATAACCAACTTCAAATGTTCCTGACGGACTTAAAGTAATTGTACTTGAAGGTGCAGTTAATGTTGGATACAATGTTGGAACTAATAATTCTTCAAGAATTTGATTGGTTGTTTTTCCAGTTAATGTTGTTCCAGAAACAATTCCGCCTAAAGTTATTGCAGCAGGTGAACTTAAATTATATAAAGTACTACCAGTTGTATTATTTATATTGTCATCAACATATTTTTTAGTTATAAGAGAATTATCAGTAAATCCTGAACTATAATTTCCACCATATTGAATTCCTATTTTAGAAATACGATTATCAATAATTGTTAATGTACTGCCACTATTAATTGCAATTGATGTTGCGCCAGTTAAAATACCACCCAAATAAATATTTTTTCCAGATTTACTTAAACCATTTGTTGCACCAGTAATTGCATTATTTATAATTGAAGCAGTATTACCAGTATAATTATTAATTTGAGCCTTATTATAATAATTTATTGGTAATGTTGTTCCTGTGTAGTTATCAAAAGTTATTATATTTAATTTTGTATTTAATGCTGTTAGTAATGTTCCACTATTAGTATTGACATTAAATGTATTACCAGTCCAACTAATTGAATTTCCAGCAAGAGTTGTACCATCAACAGAAATCGTATTACCATTAATTAAAATACCTGTGCCTTGATTCATTACTGGACTATTAAATAATCCAAATATTAATGACGTAACGCCACTAATAATTGGATTTGGTGTGGTAAGCACCCATAAAGTATTTTTTTGTGTATTACCAGTAATAACAGGAATTATTGAACCTTGTGCTACTTCTCCACTCGGAACGAAATTAAAATCGCCAGTACGAATCCAAGTACTAGTACTTGCACTATATATTCCATTCTTAGTTCCATCAAATTGGTTTTTTACTAAAACTCTATCACCAATTGTAACTGGAATTCCATCAACTGTTGTTAACCCATTTAATGTTACTGCTGAAATTGTTGCAACTTTTACTGCTAATTTAGGTATAAGTCCAATTGCAACAGAATCAACATAATTTTTATCAACAAGTGAACGTGCTGTAAAATATGGTCCATAATTTCCACCATATTGAATACCAATTGGTGTTATACGATTATCACTTATAGTTGTACTACCTGTTAATATTCCACCTAATTTAATATTTCGACCAATTTTTGTTAACCCATTAGTAGCACCAGTTACTGCATTACTTGAAGATATAAGTATTGTATTGCCAAGATTTGTTACTGTTGTTGTACCAGTACCACGAATTGTTTTAAATAATAATGTATTACCAGTAGTACCAGAATAAATACCAATACCAGAACCAACATTATTACCATTTACTAATGACGATGAACCAGAAAAATATATAAAGCTATCATCATTACTTATATTAACAAAATTTGGAGTTTTTGATTTTAATGTTCTAAATCTAAGTTCATTATATTGTTTATTAGAAAAAACTGGACTTCCAATTGTAATTGTATTGCCAGTATTTAAATTACCTGTCGCTGTAACTAAAACAGAACCATTATATGCACTTCCACTCCATGTAGCATTAGTATATCCGCTACCAGTATATCCTATAATTGGTACAAAATTTCCGATATTTGATGTAACGTCAACATTACTTAATTTCCACGCATTTGAACCTTGGTCAAATAACCATGAAACGGTTTTTGCTTGATTAACGTATGCACGTCTAACTATTCCACGATATGTTGGTGTACCAAGTCTTACATTTCCCGAACTATCTCTATAATAATTATTATATTCTGAATAATAATCACCAATATATGAACCAAAACCAACGCCACTTAAATTAAGTTTTTGTATACCAGTTTTTCCACTAAAATATCCAATATTTGTTCCACCCGTTACTATGTTACCACTAGAAGTTCCACCAGTAACTGTTTTAACGATTAAATTACCATCAACAATACCATTCTTAAACCAATATTCAACACCTTGAATATTTACTGTTAATCCAAGATATCTTTCACTTAATGGAACTATTGATGTTACTTCAGTTGTTGCTGAATAAGGTAAAGGACTACCACCTGATATTCTTTCACTTAAATATCGTTTATCAATTGGTAATGGTGCAGCTACTTTTATATTAGTATTTAATTGTGTTGCCATATTAACTATTTTTAAATGTTATGTTATAAGGAGTTCCAGCAGCTATTGTACTTGTAGGATAATTGCTGATATAAAATTTATAATTTATTCCAGTCCAACATGAACTTGGAGAATTTACTGATACAGTCGTGGGTGCATTAAATAAACCACCGGGTATGGATTCAGTATTAGTTGTTGGAGCATTTGAACCTTCCCATTTAGTTTTCGTTTGTGATATTGCAGGAGTTGCAAACCAAATATATTTATTAGGACTTCCAACATTATAGTTAACAACAACATTACCACTACTATCAATTACACACTTAGTGCCTGTCGTAAGTAATGCTGAACCAGCAACAGGAACACCTACACTGTTTCCATAAAAATATGGATATGTACCACAAACGGTGGAACATGATGAAATAAAACCTGAAAGATATGTACAACCAGTCATTAAGCTTCCATCACTCTTTGTTGGTGCAACACCTGAACCATAATATACAACACCATATGCAGTATTATTACCAGATAATATTGATACACTTGACATCACACATGCATTAGTTACACCCGAATATTGATTACCACCAGTATCAGTAAAAACATAACAACTTGCAGAACCTGTTCTATATGGCGTACCACCACAATATACAGGTGAAACACTACCTCTATTAAAATTTATTGTTTCCACAAATCCAATTTGACAACCTACTTCAAATACAGGTGTTGTTGGTTGTAATAAAATTGAACTACTTGGTGATGATAATGTTGGATTAAGTACTGGTGCAACCATCATTTCAATTATTTTTGCTAAATTACAACCAGCAATTGATGTACTAGCATTCAATCCACCAACTGCACATGTTGTTGGCGATGCACAATTATAAATTGTTGAGCCACCAGATGCTGAAGATAATGCTAATGCTATTGATTTTGTTGCATCGCTATAAGTTAAAACATATCCATCAGTTAATGATGATGCACCACTTGCTGTAATTATTATATTAGTTCCTGCACCATCAGTAAGTGTTAATCCAGATATTGATGCTATTTGAGTTTGACCAGATAGTGTTAACACACTGTCACCCAATTGTTTAAATTGCTCGTTTGAAAGACTTGGACGACTAAAAAATGCCATATATTTAATTATTAAATACTTATGTTATTTTTGATATGTTCTGTAATTACTAATTTTTTTCATAAATTTCGTAACTACATAACCGTACCCCTAATTACCAAAACCGAAGTATTTGCTTCAGTTTTATTTAATATAAATACAAAAACATTTATATAATGTCAATAATAAACAAAAAAAAACCAACTACTTTCGTAATTGGTTTTTTAAAAACTAATTAATATTACATATTATGCTGTAGTTGACATTACAATATTTTTCATTTTATCGTAAAGTTCGGTCTCAGTCTTTGGAAAACTGTTAGTATTAATTTTATTTTTTGCAAATCTACTAAATTTATGTATAAATTTGGTATGATTATATTCAGGCAACATTAGAATTGTTGTTATTGCCCTAAATGTTTTAGCTTTAAGGCTATCTTCAGGCATTTTACTTGTAATATCGTCAAATTCAATAATACGTTTATTACCATTATGAATGTCAAGTTTATTACCATGTTTAATCATGTCAAGTCCTTTATTTGAACCAGTATAAAGATGAGCAAGATTAGTTGCATGATACTTCTTATTTTGCATTAGTTTTAGTAATTTAGAGTAACCATTAACCTTCATTTTAGCAAATAATTCAACATAGGTTAAATTTTTCCACTTTAATGAACTTGAATTAAATGTTGAAATTATTTCAACAAGTTTTGGATTGGTTAATGAATCGCCGTCCAAAACAACCATATTTATATTAATATCTATATTCTTATTATTGAGAATATCGATACATGCTTTTACTCTATGTTGTCCATCAAGAATGTAAGAAACTTCCTTGTTATCTACAGTTCTTTTAACAACATAAATTGGTGCAACCGCCCTGTCTGAAATTATGTTGTAAAGTTTTAGAATTTCTTCTGATAATTTACGAACATGACTTTTACTAAGTTTACGGTTTAAATTAATTTCATACATAAAATCGAAAGTACCATTTTCAATTTCTTTTACAATACTGCTTGTAAGTTTACAAGCGTTTTCAGTTTCAATTTTTTTCATAATTACAATTATTAAATTTATTATTAATTTATAATGCAAATTAACTACAACATTAAATTTAATTTATTACATAATTATAGAAAAAATTTACAAAATTCACACATTTTAATTTAAATAGCCAAACTACAATCGTAATCTGGCTATTTAACCTCAAGGTTTATATTTCTACAAGGACGCAAGGGGAATTCTAAATGCACAGTTATGTGAGGCTTTACTGTGCGCCATTGCTGATGGATTTCTTTATCGTAGCGGTGAATAGAATCGAACTATTGTAAACCTTATTAGGGACTCCTGCTTATGAAACAGGCGAGATAACCAACTTCTCAACACCGCAATATTTTTAATTAAAAATTTTAATATTTAAATGTAAATACAAAGGTAATATAAAAAATTTATATATTACAATAAAATTATTTATCTTTAATTACTTTCTGATTTTGCCTTGCCTTATTTAAAATGTTAAAAACACTTTTTTCGTTTTCAACTGGTTCATCAGGATTAATTGATAATTTTTTCTCTAATTCAATTAAATTAACATCTTTATCAATTTTTTTGATATCTTCTATCTTTACTTCTGGTTGATTAATAACCTCATTTGTGGTTTTACCTGATTCACCATTCCACTCAAATAATTCCTTATCCATAATTATTTGTTCTTCATGAAATAGTGTTTTAGATTGAATTACATCATCGTTATTTGTTTCTTCAATCGCACCATCGATTTCTAATATTGCTTCATTAGCAATATTAATAATTTCATTTCTTGTTGTACTCATATGAATATTTTCTATTTGTTTAATTGGAACTCCACATATTTCACCTTCAATTTCTTTTCTCATTTGTTCAATAAAGTCATCAGTTTTAGTTTCAACAATATCTTCTTTTTTTATAATAGGTTTTTCAATATCTTTTATTGCAATCTTTTTATTTTCAGTTTCAAATTCAGTATTTCTTTGCAATAATCTATTAATTTCATTTGGTGACATATTTACAACATCACTTATTGTATTAGGTATTGTATCATCAACAGATTTTGAATCTTCAGCAAATTGGCTAACAATAGTGTGAATTTTATTTGCAGTACTTTCAACCTTACTTATATCATTTTCATCATAATGCTTTAGTTGATTTTTTACTGGATATTTTGGATCAGTTATAATAATTTGCATTGTATCATTATTGAAAATACAATCTTCAAATGTTTGTCCATCTTTAGCAAATCTAGCTTTAAGAATTCGAATATTAGCAAAATTAGCTTCTTGTTGTGCTGGTGTTTTAGCAACTGACATAAAGAAATGTGCTTTTTGAATTCTTTTTATACTTCCACCAGTTTGATGTGCTTCAACAAATTCAGCACCGAACCCTGATCTCCCACTCTGAATGGCCGACCAACAAGGAATTTCAAAATCTGACGCAAGTGCTTCAAATGATTTTACCACTTGTAATTCAGCTTCAGTTCTGTCTTGCGACTTTTTATGTGATTCAAGACAATCGAGATAGTCAAGTACTAACATATCAAATTTAAAACCAAATTTCTTTTCATATCCAATCATCCAATTACGAACATCCATCATTGATGTGTTTTCCTGACTGAATCTTTTAATTATAAGTCTGCCCTTACCTTCTAATTTTTTTACTTTTTCATTTACTATTTTTAATACTCTAGCATTTTCATCATCGTCATCAAGTTTACTTAAAGCAGATTTTGCCCAAATTGTATAATGCTTACGTTTTATTTGTTCTTTAGTATCTTCAAATATGATTTGTGCCACATTCTTTTCTTGCTCATATGCAGTATTTGCAATAATTGTAAGCATTGTACTTTTGCCCACACCGCTAGGGGTTAGAATTAACCCGATTTCTGACCTACCTAAACCACCACCTGTAAGACTATCAATAACACCAATACCAGTTGGGATTGTTTTTCTGATATCTTTCTGCATTGCTTTTTCAATTCCCTCAATTACTGATTCACAGTCATCATTTTCTTCACCAATATGAATAATTTTTTGAAATTTCTCATCAATTGCTGCTATAACATATTTACTTTTAATCTCACCATTCTTTACTTTATCTATAATGCCTTCAGCTAATTTACGATATTCTTGTTGTTTAATAAAAGAATTTGTAGATTTCTGAACAACATCACCATCATAAAGCATTTGTTTATTAATAATTCTTTCGTTCCAAAGTTCTATACGCTTAATTACAGCATTTAATGATTCTTCCTCAATTACATTATTAGGTGTTCTATACTTAGAAATTGCTTGATGAATACTTTGATTTTGAAGATTAGGAACTTTTTCAAATTCTTTAAAATATTCTAAAATAATAATAAATAACCTCTTGAGATTTGGGTCATCAAAATATTCAATTGCTAAATCAGGTATTGTTTTTTCAGCAAATTCTGGTTCAACCAACAACTGCCACATAAGACGTTGTTGAAATTCTGGTCCTAAATATGCTGAAAATGTATTTTCTGTAGTTTCACTCATTTCAAAATATGTGAATAAATATTCTTATTATAGTTTATTTAAAAGCTATAAACCATAATAAGAATATAATTATTTTTTAACTTAGTTTCGACCAAGTTTTCTTAACATTTCTTCTCTTTTAGAAGAAGACAGTTCTCTGATTTGATTAATTGATAATCCTCTATAATTAATTAAATCATAATCATCCCACATATTTTTAATATCACATTTTTTTATTTTACTATAAATTGCATCAGCAATATCAGTAACAGCATCAGTTAAATCAAGTGACCATCTTGCCACTGGATTAAAACCATCAACATAAAATAATCGTTCAACAATTGGATTATTATTGATGTAAAATCCAATTTTACATTCAACACCTTTAATTGTTTTTTCTTCAATTTGCTGAATAATTGGTGTTGGATTATAACGCATACTATTCCTGTATTCCATACTATATCGGCTAATCATCTCCTGATGGTAACCATACAAATCATATTCATAATTTTCTGAATCAGGTATACTCATATCTAACCTACCTACTTCAGCAATAACATCATAATTTCTTTTAGATAAAGTTTTTTGCAATCTAGTTATTGCACGAGGCAAAATATCCCTAATATCAATAGAATATCTTGTAAATGGATTAAATTGGTCAGCATTAAATGCTTTTTCACATAAAAGAATATTTTCTTGAAATAAAGAAAATTTAAATTCATTACTGTGCTCTTTTTCGTTCATTTTAATTTTTATTTAATTGTTAGTAACTACACGACAAATATAATGAGAATCATTTAAAAGTAAAAGGATTTTTATAAATTCTGACGATTATTTTTTATATACTCAGTAAGCAATTGCTTTTCATTCATAATAACAGTATAAAATGGTTCAACATATTGAACAAATGTACTACCATATATTGTTAAAAATTGGTCTTCGTTCATCATTTTAAGTAAATTATTGCTACCTCTACCTTCCGGTGATAATGGCAATTCCAACTGTTTTAATTCTTCAATTGCTTGTTCATTTAACATTGGTTCTCTTAAATTAACTAATTGAAAATTTGTTTTTAATCTATTAACTCCTTCATGACTTATTAATCTTTCTAATGCTTTTAATGGTTTCTTTTTATTTAATATTCTTTCTTTATTTATTTCATTTGCTTTTATACATATTTCTTTAACACTAATATGTTTATATTTTAATTCTGGAAAATGTTCTAATAATGTTTTTTCTCCAATTCCTTCAATACCTTTAACATTATCGGCATCGTCACCACATATTATTTTTAATATTAATGCATTTGAGTAATGATGATTAAAATGCATTAAATAATTAGAACGAGTTACTGGTTGACTAATATTTGGAAATATTATTGTAATGTTTAAATCTAATAATTGAGCGAAATCTCGGTCATTGGAATATAAATGAATAGATTCGAGATTATTATGTTTTAAACAATATTCAGCAATCAGGTCATCAGCCTCTATATCTTCAACCTCTATCTGTCTAATAAATAAATTTTCAAGATAATTTTTAATTTTAATTCGTTGGTATAATATTGATTCTTCTTTCTCTTTTTCTCTACGAATTTCAGCATCAGTCATTTCAATTTTTTCATACCAATTTTTGCTTTTTCTATTAGATTTATAGGCTGGGTCTATTTGATGGCGCATAATACCGGAATTAGAAGAGTCCCATACCACGACAGTCTTATTTATCATATGTTCTTTAATCTGCTTTCTTAGTGTCGTTAAAAATTGAAATAACCCGCCGAGATGGATGCCCCTACTATTATATATATCTTTAGCACCATGAAATGAACGTTTCAATAAATATGAACCATCAACTAATAATGTTCGAGTTTTCATTATGAAAATTTATTTTGAAAAAATTCTTTTAAATAGGGAAATAAACCAATTTTCTTTATTTTCCAAAAAGCACCACCATTTTTATTCTTAAAATCTGTAATGCAAATATTATCATTATTATCAATTAGATTAATAAGTCTTTCTTTAGTCCAATAATTAGGTCTTTTATTTTTAAATTTTATAATACTATATAGCTCATCATCCCATTTATTTTTTAAACATGAATAATATGCCTGACGTGCATTTAATCTAAATTCTTTAATTGTTTTATATTTTTTAATTTCATTTATACAATTTTCTTTATTGTTCCAATAATTATATGGTTTGGTTTTTAATATCATATGTTTAGTCATTTCTTCATACCATCCATTCTTTTTTCCAACTAAATAAACATGTGAGTTCTTTTTTATTAATTCTGATTTTGTTGTATATTTTCTTGCTTCTAAGATACAATTTTCTTTATTGTTCCAATAATTGGTGGGTTTTTTTATTATCTACTAAAAAATGTGAACATAATTCACTAAACCATTTTTTTCGTAAAATCTTATTATAAATATTTGGAGATTCTAAACCCATTAGATGTTTATTTGTAAATTTTAATGCTTCTTCTTTACAAACATCATATGTCCATTTTGGAGAAAAACCACCTAACCCACCACCCTTCGATTTATTTAATAAAATCCAACCATCATTTTTATATTTTTCAATATAAAAAATTTCTAATTTTGATGCTTGATTGGGTTCAACATAGTCACATAATTGAATAATTTTTGGAGGTGGTGGATTATTACTCTTTATATATCTATATATTGCATCATTTTTATTTGATAGTCTTGTTCTAAATCTATCTTCTTTATTATAACTTAATCCAACATACGCAACATTATTTTCAAATTCATATACATACACACATCTTTTTTCATTAGTTATAAACTTTTCCATGTGTGCTGATACCTTATCAATAATTTTTAATCTATATGCTGCATCATAACAATGTTTATTTTTATTACGAAATTCTTTTTTTGTTTTATATTTTAACGCTTCATTAAATATTTCTTCAAAATTCCATTTCTCTAATTTTTCTTTATTATAAAACTCGCGTAAAATACTAGTAAAATTATTGTCAACTAAATAGCTATAACCACCTGAATATTGTTTTTTAAAATCACTAATTCTTTTAAAATCTTTTGCCTTTTCTAAAACCAATTCTAATGACCATTTCATAAAAATATGACTATTTAATTACACAATAATTTTATCTAAAATTTATTCAGCAGATTCAATTAGATCAATAGTTGAATATTCTTCTTCGTTACTTTCTTCCGTAAATTTAACTTCATCAACATTACCACCACCTAATATTTCCATAAATAATTTAGCGTTATCTTTAAAATATTGTTTAGCTAATGCATCATCTTTTGAGTCAGCAATGAAACCATGTGGTGTTGCAATTAATCTTGTTGTTAGTGATATACCAGTAACATGATTTTTAGCTATATTTACTTTTGTCCGTGTCGCATATACAACATCTCTACCATTTTTTGTTGCCTTTAATTTTGAAATACCTGAATTGGTAACATTTCCAAATACAACTTGAATTGTTGAATTAAATGGAATCGTATCACCACCTTTTGCAGCTAATTTAGGTAATCCTCTAAATACTTCTGGTTTTCTAACCCAAACTTGACAGATAATTGCCATATAATTATCATATGGATAATTATCTTTTTTACACATATTTATTTTAGGTATAATACTTTTACCGAAAACTCTTGAAATTGCACCTGCATCCCATTCATTATTAGTACTATCCTTTGTGTAACTCATTTCGGATTGTATTGTGCCAATGCTATCAATTAGAAAACATAAATCTCTAGGTAATTTACCATCTTTTTGATAATTGAGAAGTTGATTTATCTTATCACCCATTTGTTCAATTGTATTAAATTGTGACCTATCGATAAACAAAAAATCTCCATTATATGTTACTTCTCCGGTTTCCTCATTAACTTCTTCAACAAATTCAATACCCATCGTTTTTAGATGTTCCCAAGCGAATTTTAATTCAGTAATTATGAATACAGGTAAAACATTATTTTTTTGACAAGAATATGCAATTTCTAGCAAAAGTGTGCTCTTTCCGCTATCAGTATGGCCGATAATATTAACCACGTCGTTCGCTGGAACCCCTTGTAAACCAGTAGCTTCGCAAAATGCACTTTTACCTAAAACATTTTTTATTGGTAACCATTTTCTTTTTTTAAATTTAACGCCCTTATCCATTTTAATGTCTTTTTTGAAATCATCAAGACTAAATGTTTTTTTTGCTGTTGGTTTTCTCACCAATTCATTTGATGGTACATCCATTTCTATTTTTTTTGCCATATTTTTAAATTTTATGTTAAATTTGATATAGAAATAAGGGGAATTGTATATTCCCCTTATATATTAATTAATTTTTATTTTTTAAAATGGGAGGTCCTCATAATCGTCACTACCACCACTTTCTTCTTCAGCAACTGTTACTGCTTTCGAAGTTGCAGCAATTGTTTCTTTACCCAAATCAGTAGCATCGTCTTTATATTCACCAACTTTTGATTCAGTTATGTTGCTTATAGTAACTCTTGGATATTCTTCATCAATAAGATCAGATGCTTGTTCGAATTCTTCTTCAGAATCACTATCAAGATTACGTTTACGAGTATTGGCTGCTTCTTCTAAGTCTGGGCGACCCGGAAATACCCAATGCTTATTATTGGCATCAGTATCATCCCAATAAGGATTCGTACCATTAGCAACCATTTCAAGAAATTCATATGGTGTTGTATTTGGTGCTTTCTTTGGTAAGAAAACATCTCTCCAAGTAATATCATCATCAAGCCATGCTCTTACAACTAATGGGTCACCATTTAATGGTGATTTACCTTTTGCTGTAATTGCTGAGATAGCCTTATATACATGACCATTAAATTCACTATCGGTCATAATAATGTTTAAATCAGTACCATTTACTGCATCAGAAAAATCTTGTTGTTGACTTGACATATAGTCTTCCAAGATAGGAAGTAATTTATCAAGTGTTCCTTGATTTTTATAATTATGTTTAAATCTCCAAAATTTAACACCATCTTTTTCAGCACCTTTATCGATACCACGAACAATATAAAATTTCTTAGCTTCCCATTTAATGGCTTCCTTATAAATTTCATCATTCTTAGCTTTAACGACTTTTTGTGCATCGTTTAAATTTTCCTTTTTAATACCCTTTAATGATGGGTCTTGTTTTGCAAGCCATTTCTTATGTCTAGCGCAAAGAGGACATGGTGCAGGAACTAAAACTGGATTATTATTTTGGTCAAGTAATGGTTTACCATCGGCACCAATTTTAGGTACTTTTGGGTCATTATGTGCAGGACAGTAAACTACTGTACCGTGTCTCTTTTTTCCACCTGAAGCATTGGTAGTAACCACATGAAAAAATGCTTCTTCAATGTGTTTTTTACCTGATTTGGGAGGCAGAATCCTAAATGTTTCTTTGGTTTTACGTGGTACAAAATACTTAGCTAGTAAGTCTTCACGTGATTTTCTTTTACCATTTTGAGATTGTTTTTTCTGATAGTCAGAAAACATTCGTTTTAGATTTGACAAATCACCACCTTGGGTATTTGTCGTTGTTTGATTTTCCATTTTCAATTTTAATTTACAGTAATATTATTTTTTTCAATTATAAAAATTGCAGTACAAATATATTTCAGATTTAGTATAAATACAAGAGATTTTAAAAATAAACTTTTAATTTACTTAAACATTGATTAAATTATTTGAAACAATTGTGAAGGAAAGTGTTTGTTTATTTTCATAATAATTACCATTTTTTAATCTTATTTGTAATTTATAATCTTGTGGTATTAACCATGAAGTATCGAGATTAAATTCATAACCAGTATTTGTTCTATTGACTGATGTAAATGGTATTACATCAATTTCGTATTTATTAGCTATGCTAGTAAATATTCTATATTCAATATCTAATGGTAAGAAATTATTTTGATTTGGATATAGTTCTTTTATTGTTAATCTTATTTTTCTTGTTATTCCAGAGATAATATTTTCTCTTTCACCAATTCCCCAAAAATAAAAGAAATAATTCTCAAACTGAATTTGATTTGACTGGTCAAATGTATAATATTTATCTGGTGATATTAAATAGAATTCACCAGTATGTTCACATTGTCTATTATTTATTGTAAATGTCCACACATCTTTAAATAAAACTGCATCTGGATAAGTTTGTGAATCAACAAAATAATTTATTTTATAAATACCTTTACTTACATTAATAATTGTCGCACCAGTTAATGTATCAACTAAATTATCCTCATAATCATAAATATCAACTTTATTTATTGTAATATCTTGTGGATATGCACCAACATTTACATATAAATATAAATAATTACTTTTATCTAAATAAAAATAATTTCGGTCATCAGTTATAATATCATCAATAGTTGTTTCAAGATATGGTTCATACCAAGTATTAGTATTTTTTGCATGAAAAGCCACAGCTTCTCTATATGCAGTCTCTTGTGCTTCGAGATTATCAGGAAATTTAAGACCAAGACCATATGATGTACCAGTATATACTGACGTTCAAGTATAGCCAGTACCAAATAATCTTTGATTTATATAA